ATGAAGTCATTCGTATCAGGGCTGGCGCTGATCGGCGTGGCAGTAGTCGGCCTGACGGTAATTGCAGTGAAGTCGCACGCCTTTTTTTAAAACCCCAAAACCTTTAGTACACGAAAATGAACAAGATTTCTTTTATCGCAGCCGTCTCCCTTGCGCTTTCCCTCACTGCTTGTGCGGGTCGCACTCCTCAGCCGATGTCGGTCGTCCAACAGAAAGATACGACGATGGACTGCACAGCCGTGCAGGCGCAGATACAGCAGAACACCGCGCACTCCGCCGAGCTCGGCAAAGAGAAAGGCGGCAAGGTCGCACAGAACGTTGCCGCTGCAGCGGCAGGCGTTTTCTTTCCGCCCCTCTGGTTCATGATGGACTTTCAAGGGGCGGCCGACAGTGAGCAGAAAGCAATCGAGTCTCGCAATCAATACCTGGGCGGTTTCAAGCCGAAGTGCAACAAGGGGGTTAATGTTTAGCGTCTTGGGGTTTACTTGCTGAGGCGAGCGTAGCGGCGAAGACCTCGAACGGTGAATGAAACGCGTGAGTTGCGCGCGGCCGGTTGTTCAAGCTGTCGGCGATAGCATCGAGTTCGTCTTGTGTGTAGACCGAGAGGTCGGTTCCCTTGGGCAGGTACTGCCGCAGCAACCCGTTGGTGTTTTCACATGTGCCGCGTTGCCAGGGGCTATGGGGGTCGCAGAAGTACACGCGCACGCCGGTGGCCGCAGCGAGTTCCTGATGGCGCGCGAGTTCCTTGCCCTGGTCATAGGTGAAGCTCTGGCGCAGGGGTTCAGGAATCGAGTTGAGTTTGGCCGAGAAGCCTGCCAGAGCTGAGGCGGCGGTAGCGTCCTCCATCTTGGCAAGCAGCACCAACCGGCTGGTGCGCTCAACCAGCACGCCAACGGAGGATTGGTTCCCAGCGCCTTTTATGAAATCGCCCTCCCAGTGGCCAGGCAGCAGGCGGTCCTCGATTTCGGGTGGGCGCACGTGAATACTCACCATCTCAGGAATCTGCCCGCGTCGGTCTGTGCCGCGCGTGCGGGACATGCGGGTGTTGTGGCCGTGGCGCAGGCAGGCAATCAACTGGCGGCGCAATTCGCCACGCGGCTGAGCGTAGATAGCCGTGTAAATGGTTTCATGTGATACGTGCTGGGTCGGGTCGGTCGGATACATGCGCCTCAGTGTGCCCGATATCTGCTGGGGCGACCACTTCCAGTCCAGCAACGTGAGCACAACCCGCCAGCGAACGCCTTGCGTGCAAAGCTTGGCGGGGCCGCGCCCAGCCCTCCGGCGGGCGGCGCACAGCGCTTGCGCTGGCACTGATGCGTAGCCAGCAGGAGCGCTGTTGCGAGTCAGTTCACGGCTCACGGTGGAAGGCGAGCGCCCGAGCATTCGGGCCATGGCCCGAATGCTCGCACCCTGCAGTCGTAGGCTTGCGATGGCGAGCCGTTCTTCAGGTTGAAGATGCTGGTATGAAGTAGAAGTAGTTTTGTCGGGCATTGCAACACCTTATACGAGATAAGTGTTGCACCTCGCTTTTGAGGCCGCCCTGTCAAACTTGGCCCTTCGCCTATGCAAGGACGCGCCGCTCAAGACGGCCGACAAGTGACTCCAGGCCCGCATCGGCGGGCCTTTTTTTTACCTGATGGGAGATATTAGAAATGCACGACAGAGCTAAAGCCGCCGCCGCAGGCGCCAAAAAGAGAGCGCTTGAGGCCATTCACGGCAAAGCATCGGACTACCTGACGACCAGCGAATTGATGGCGCTGACCAATTTAGGAAAAGGGGAACTCGATGCGATGCGCAAGGAGGGGCGTCTACCGATCGAACCCATACAAGGCCCGCCCGGTGGACCGCTGCTATGGAATAAGAGTGAGGTTCTCTCATTCATTAGGCGTCTCGAAATATCGCGAGGCGCGCCGATCGGACCTGCTCTCTTGAGCGTTGAGCAGGCTTTTGAAGCTTTAGGCGCTGCACTCCTGCGGGAAGTACGCGCGGCAATCTGAACCGCCCCGGGAATTGTGGAGGCTGGTTGGTTTAAGTTGATGCCGGCACAGCGATGGTATTGCTGAATTGCCGGTAGTAGTTTGCCTCAGCTTCAGCGGGCGGGATATAGCCGAGAGGTTCCATCAGCCGATGATGGTTGAACCAGGCTACCCATTCCAGCGTCGCCAATTCGACAGACTCACGCGTTTTCCACGGTGCACGACGATGAATCATTTCTGCTTTGTACAGGCCGTTGATCGTTTCAGCCAGCGCGTTATCGTAGCTGTCGCCCCGGCTGCCAACCGACGGCTCGATGCCTGCTTCGGTCAGTCGTTCGCTGTAGCGAATGCTGACGTATTGCGAACCTCTATCGGAGTGATGGATCAGTGTGCCGTCATTGTCCGGCCGTCGAGCGTACAGCGCCTGTTCAAGTGCATCCAGAACGAAGTCCGTGGTCATCGACGAGCTGACGCGCCAGCCGACAATGCGCCGAGCGAACACGTCGATCACAAATGCGACATAGAGCCAGCCCTGCCACGTCGAGACGTACGTGAAATCCGACACCCAGAGCTGGTTCGGCCGGTCAGCCTTGAACTGACGGTTGACCCGGTCGAGCGGGCGTGGAGCCGATACGTCGGGGATAGTCGTGCGAACTCGCTTTCCACGCCTTACACCGCGCAAACCCAGTTGCTTCATCAGCCGCTCGACGGTGCAACGTGCCACCGCAATACCCTCCCGGTTCAACTGCTTCCAGACCTTGTCCGCGCCGTAGACCTGCATGTTGGCCTGCCAGACTCGCTTGATTTCCGGACTCAGAAACTCATCGCGTCTCGCTCGGGCACAGCGCCGCGACGGATCGCGAAGCTGTGCGGCATGACGCCGATAGCCCGACGGGGCAATCCGCAAGACCTTGCAGATCGACTCGACCCCGAAGGTGTCGCGATGCTGATCGATAAAGGCCTTCAGGACTTCAGGCGGCGGTCGAGTTCCGCCTGGGCGAAAAATGCGCTCGCCAGCTTCAGGATCTCATTGGCACGGCGCAGTTCCTTAACCTCACGCTCCAGTGCCTTGAGGCGCTCACGTTCCGACGTGGTGACGCCCTCACGCTCACCGCTATCAACTTCCTCTCGCTTGACCCATCCCAGCAGCGTCTGGCTCGTACAGCCGATCTTGGGGGCGATGGATTCGATCGCTGCCCACTGTGAGGGATACTCGCCCCGATGCTCTTGCACCATGCGCACAGCACGCTCGCGGACTTCAGCAGAAAATTTGTTCGACTTGTTCATAGCTCCATTTTCTCAAGAATTGGAGCCTCCACCAAATCCGGGGCGGTTCAATCGCCGACGAGATTGCGATTCAGGCACAGCTATACACGGCGATTGCACAGCAGGAACGTTCGATAAGCAATACGCCAAAGGTTGTTGAAGGCGATACATCGGCGGTTTTATCGCGCAAGGAGGTCGGACGCATACTCGGTTGCAACCAGCAAACAATCGTGCGATATGAAAGGGATATAGCAGATTGGCCGAAGCCTTTACGACTTGGTCACCGGGTAGTTTACGTGCGCGCTGATGTCGAGGCTTTCTTAGCTCGCACGCGCGGAATCGATAGCCTGATGACGGAGCCATTGCCTAGTACGGATGCCGATGTCCCGGTCAAGCGAGGCCCCGGTAGACCGCGCCGAGTCAGGGAGCAGCGATGAAACTCTTGAAACTCTATGTGACGGACCTCGGTCGCGACTCATTCGAGACTGAGGCTAAGCGCTGGCCGACACTGCCGAGGGGTTCGCAGCATGACCCCGTAACCGGCACACTCAACGGCCGCATCTTCAACTTTCGTCGTACCAAACGGAAGGGACAAGGCAACGTCCCAACGTTCTATGGATGGTTCACCATCAATAACCAGCCGTACTATTTCGATTGCGGGACTTTTTTTATCACGCACGGTGTAAAGGTACGCACCGAGGCAAACTGACCGCCTATACTCAAATCGCCCGGCGCGACTTAGTCCCTCGTGTCCGTGGCGCCCCTGCTCGGCCCGGCCTTCAGTGCGGGCCTTTTTTTCGTCATACGTTCTCGGGCTCGACGACCCCGCCGTTCTCCTCCTCTCCGTCCTCGTTGCCTTCATCGAACTCGCGCAGTTCAATCACGCCCTCATCACCTGACTCGAACACTTCAGCCGCGCCAGCATCGAGCACGGCATCGTTCTCTGCGTCTCGGTCGGTAATGACTCGAATGTCGGCATCGCCCTGGTTCTCGATCTTTACTTTCATCGTCTCACTCCTCAAAGATGCCCGTTCGGGCAGTTGCACGCAGCAGGGTCTGTAAGGCCTTCCCGAGGCCTGGCCGATAGCATTGCAGCGGCCAGCGCGCGCCAGCCTCAGGAGCGCCGTTCTAGGGGTACAGCCGACCAACGATCAGGTATACGACCCAGACCGCCAGGCCTGCCGCAGTCAGGTTCACGCGAGGAACCGGCAAGTTGATCGTTGACAGGACGAACAGCAGAAGTGCGACGGCGAGCAACATCATTTGAATCAGCATCATGGCGGATCTCCGAAGAACAGACTAAGGAACGACAGCAGCACGACCGGCACTAGGTCTGCCGGTCGCGATGTGTGCCTCGCGGTGAGTCAAGACAACAACGATCGCAGCAAGTCCGGCTGCGATAACGACAGCGACCAACAAGGCCCGCAGCAGGAGCCGCGTGCGTCGCTTCATGGGCCGGAGCCTTCAGGAGCAGCCGAGGCCGGTGACGGCGCTAATGCCTTCGGCCTGCTCGACGGCGAATCCCGGTGCATCGTGCTGACTGACTGGCCGCTTGCCTCGACATGCATGAAGCACAGCACCAGGCAGACCGGCTGCCATGCGGACGCATGCGGGGGCGTGTGCATCTGACAGCCCGCGACAATCGTAAGCAGACCAAGCGATATCGCCGTCACCTCCGCATGCGGTTTCATCCTTTCACCATCACGAGGTCAGGTGCGATGCTTTTGACCCACGCCATCACGTCCGGGTTCGTGACCAGGAAGGCACGCAGTTTCTCCTTTGGGTCCAACACCGTAACGTAGGTCACAAAGGACTCAGGCGGCGGCGGTGGTGGAGCAGATTCGCTGTGATCGTTCAATGCCGGGTCGTAGGGGTCCAGGGGCGGCTGCGTGGGTTGCGGCACGATCGGCTCGTTAGTGCTTCCTGTTGTATCGCTCATTGCGTTGACTCCTTAAACGCCTTCCTGACCAGGTGCGAGAGGCCAATCGATATCCATTGGAAAACCCGCTTGCTGCGGCACGTCGCGCAGTGCCTGCCGATACGTGCGCCACGCATCAGCCTGGAGCGCTGCCTTCGAACCTGCGGGCGCGTCCGATACGTTGCCCTTGCCATCGGTGCCATCGAGGCAGGCATTGCGAAAGCGCCGCGCGAAAGCCGCGCGGTACTTTGCCTCGTCTGCTTCAAACTTCGCCTTGATGTCCTCGCTGTCGGGTTCGTCGACACCTGGCGCTTTCCAGTGCATAAAGAACGGCGGACCGTGGTCGCTCGGGTCGCGCGGGTTCACCGGATGCGCGACCATGTAATCGACGCCGTGCTTCAGGTTCGGATACAGGTCAAGCATGACCTCGACCATCAGGTCGTGCGAGAACAGTCCGTTCACCATCCAATTTTTCATGACCGTGCCTCACGGTGTTGCGTACCAAATCGTGCGAGCCCATATCCACGTCGCGCCGCCGCCTGTGCATCGCAGACCTTCCATCGCCCAAGGATTGCCCGCGTCGCGTATCACATCCCCTCCGCCAGGTGCGAGCGCGGCAAGTTCGTTGATGCCTGAGGCCCACGGGATTTGCGTGCTGCGGTTCGACTTGGCGCCTAGCAATGACGTTAGCCAATTGCCAGCGGGCGGGAGATAGATATTGCCGTCCGCCGAAAACTGAACATTTGCACCGCCGAAATTCTTAACGAATTCGAGATAGCCGTTGGTGAAGTTGTAATGCATGCGCCATTGAAAATCCTCGCTGCGCCCGCGCATCAGGTCGATATAGCCGCCGTAGTCGTATTGGTTCAGCTTCAGATAGCCCGCACCCAACGAGCCTTGGTAGCCGTTCGTGTCCAGGCCTGCTGGAGCAACGTTCAACGGCGGCGAGATGTAATAACCGCTATGGAACCAATGCCCCTCGTCGGTTATCTGCATGCGCCACGCATTGCCCGCGCCGTTGATAAAGCCGCAGCCTCCATTGCCCGAGCCGATGCCTGCATCGCCGCGCAAGCGCATATTGCCGACCGTGTGATTCATTAAGAGTTGGCACGAGTCCCGAAGCGTGTAGCCGCTCGTCGTCATAATGCCTGTATCACTGAGCGTGGCGACAACGACCGTGTTCGCGCTGTTCACCCATTCGAAGCCCGGTATCGTGCTGTTGCTTCTGAAGTGCGGGATATAGCTCCCCGCTTGCAGATAAAGCGGACTTGAGATAACGCCGGTGCTATAGAGAATTAGCGGGCCGGTCATCGTATCGCCTACTTTCTTTACGCAGGCGTTCGCCGTCGCGGTCACGTCGCCCATAAAGTTGTCGAGCGGACCAATGATGACCCATGCGTCGTTGGCGTTCGTGCGGCGCTTGAGTTTGGCCGCTGTCGTGTCGCCCCACATCATGCCGGGATAGGTCACGGTCGGTGCGGTCGGTCCTGCGTTGTCTCCGATCAGAGCAAGGATGATTGCGTTAAGCTGCGTGCGCATGTCCAGCCCTGACGGATGCGCCGGTACTTGATAGCTCGGAACTTGCGTCATAGCAGTTCTCCCTGTTCGTTCGAACGTTGATGTACAGGACCGATAGCGCCGCGCTGTGCGATCAGTAAATCAAGGTCAGCACTCTCTAGCTCGCGCTGTCCGAGGCCGAGCAAAACCGTGTGCTCATAGCCGTAACCGCGCGCGATCCAGTCGCACGTTTTAGCGATGCCGGTGCCTCCTGAGTTCTGAAACTGGATCGTGAAGCCGGTAGCGCTCTGCGCGGTAATTGCCCACTTGTCACCGCTTGCCAGGCCTTGCGCAATGATCGAGATTGCCGGTGCGTCCTTGAACGGCACCGTGAATTTGATCGTGGTGCCTGCTGCAGCGACCGGTACGTTGTTGCGTGACTCGATGCGGTCCGGCACATCCACCTTGACGCCGAGGTCGATAATGCCGATGCCGGTCGTGTTGTCAGGTACTACCTCCTGAAGCATGAAGCGCGCAGCGCGGAAGGTCAGGTCCGACACAACGAGACGCTTGTATGCGCTCCAGTCAGCCTCGACCGCCGTCGCTGGAGCGACATTCGTGGTCGAGACCATCACCATAGCGCCGCCCTCATCGATCTTAGAACCATCGACATCAGGCCTTGCATCGAAGTCCGGCCACTTGTCCACGTCATCGAGCAGGCTATACATTGCACCATCCATGTACGCCGAGCAGCGGATCGTGTACACCTTCGCGAGGTCAACATAAGCCGGACTGAACAGATAACTCGGCGTCGTCGTGACTGCGGTTCCGTCCGCGTTCTGCGCGATGTACAGGACCCCGGTGCGGACAGTCATGCCGTTCTTCGTGCCTGCGAAAGCAGGGTCCTGCGCCATGTCGAGCACGAGGTTATAGTCGCGCAGCGGCCCGGTCGTGCTGATGACATAGGCCGCGCTCGGGCTGAACGCGCCTGAGGAGTTCACGAACTTGGCGAGATAGGTGCCTTTCATCAGCGGCACGAAGCCGTTACTCTGCGAGCCTGCAAACTGCGCGATCGGCTGCGTCTCCTCCCACGTCACGGCCGTGGTCATGCGTGACGAGTAGCGGATCTGCACCTGGCCGCCGACGATCACGTCGAGGTCAGTTGCAGGTCGCCAGGACAACTGCGCCGCGTCGTTGTAGATGTCCAACTGAAAGCCGAGCACGTTCTGCGGCGGCATGTTCAGCGCGTTGAGTTGCACGGTGATGGTTGCCGGTGCGCTGCGAATACCAATCGCGTTCACTGCGATGACGGTGAACGTCCACGTGCCCTCCTCGGTAGGCTGCACATCGATGCTAGGCATTCCGCTCTCGATGCTGACCGGCGAGTCGGAGCCCTGCTGATAGACCACGAGGAAGCGCACCGCGCCGAGCGGTGCCAGCCAGGAGAACGTCGCTCGCGCGCCGACGACGACCGGCGATATTTGATACTTGCTTTCCGTGACCTGCAATTCCGTGCAGGGGCCGATGTTGAAGGGGTCGATGATCGAGGTCGGTATCGGCTGAAGCTGGAGCCCGTACTCGATCGCGGCGAACTTGTCGGGACGATACGCGACGCCGGTTAGCTCCAGGTTGCCGTCGTCGTCCTCCGACACGCCGATGCAGCGCCATAGCTCATTTTGTAGCACGCTGCTCTGATAGGACCAGACGCAGCCGCGCACAGGTGCCATCGAGAATGCAGGAGTCACCGCGATCGTGTCAGTCTCGCCGGCCGGTGAGGTAATCGTGCGCACCTCGAACCGGCCATCAGGCAGCATGACTGATAGCGTGGCGCCGATCGTGCTCGCGAGCGTGATAGGTGCATCGAGATGGACGAGCGAGGCGGTTGCATCAAGCACACGCCCGCCCATGCGTAAGCCCGCACGCGTCGGGTCAGTGGTTGCGAACACGTCACCCGGGCGACTGAACGATGCATTGATGCCCGTTTTGAACGTGATCGTTTCACCGAGCAGGCGTTCAGACAGCAAGGCCCACGAGCCGATGCGATGCGCGAGGCCGCGCGAGGTGCAGCCGAACGCCTGTATCTGAAGTTCGCGCAGCCCCCAAAGGTTGATGCCGTCAACGTCCTCCACGTATTCAATCGCCTGCTTGCACTGGTTCGCAGGGTCATTCCACGTGACGAGCGCGGTCGTGTGCCGCTGGTTCAGTGGCGTGCCTGCATAGCTGAATACGCCGTCGAGGATGTTCGCAGGCGAGTAGACGACCGACACGTCTGTCGGCATGTCTGCACTGAACGTGAGGGCTCCGCCGCTCCAAAAGATCGCCGCATTAAACCGAGGTTCCAGTAGCAGAGGGACGAGTTTGTCCTTGTGCCATAAGCAGTTGGGGTGAATTCGGGGTCGCGGTTTCTGTCTACGGCCGGATTTGCCTGATCAGATCGAGTGCGTGGCGCTGCGTTGCGTTGGGCGTGGTGACGATTTCGAACGTCGGCGCCTCGGGTCCGACGCCAGGTGTGCGGCAGGTGTTGCGCACAATGCTGCCCAGCTCAGCCATCAGCGTGGAGAAGCTGTGTGCGGGCGCGCCATCCTCCATGGTGCGGCTCGTCACCTTGTCCTGCGCCTGCTGCGAGCGCTGCGCTGGCGCCACCGGGTCGCGCGTGGCCTTGGCCGCCTGGTCAGGGTCAGCGAACATCAGTTCACGCCAGGCTTCGCGCATGTGCCACTCCACGTAGTACGCGAGCACACACAGCAGGATGTGTGCGCGTACCCGATCCGCCGTGCGGTGGTGGATGGGGCGCACGTTCAGGTCCACCGTCTTCAGGCTGCGGAAGGCGCGCTCTACATTGGCCAGCGCCTTGTAGTTGCGCACGCAGTCAGCCGCCACCATGCGCGCCGCATCGACCGAGGTGCGGATGATGTAGATGCCATCGAGCGCGGCCTCGGCGGCAATCGCTTCGTGCTTACGCGCGAACGTGAAACGGTTCTCGCCAATGTCCAGTTCGAAGTGCTTGGCGACCTTGTACTGGTTGATCACCTTGCCCACGCGCAGAGCGATCGCCTCGGCGCCCTTGAGCCTGCCCGCGTTCACGCGATCCGTGATCTGCTGCAGGTTGCGCTCGGTGGCGCTGAGCAGATCCTGGCGCTTGTGCGCGCGCAGTGCCGCCAACTGCGGATTGCGGCACGCCACCAACCGCTCGCCCGGATATTGCGGCGAAGCGATCTCCAGCAGGTTACGCTCATCGAACAGCCCCAGCTGCAGTTGCCCCTGCTCGACCAGTGTGCGGATCGATGCGCCCTTCAGTGCCGTGATCCAGTCGATGCCGGCTAGCTCGCGCAGCTGGGCGATCGACGCGTTGCCGACCATGCCGCGATCGCCCACCATCACCAGCTGCTCGATGCCGAAGCGCTCACGCAGGCGCTGCACCTCGGGCAGGAAGGTGGTGCTGTCGGCCACGTTGCCCTCATGCACCGACACCGCCACCGGGCAGCCGCGTGCATCGGTGAGCAGTCCGTAGTTGACCTGCAGTAACCCCTTCTTGCCATCGCGGTTGTGGCCCAGCCGGGCCAGCGGGCAGGTGGTCCCCTCGAAGTAGCTCGAACTCAGGTCGTACAGCACCAGGCCGCCGGCGCTCAGATGCCGCGCGGCGAGCTTTTTCTGGATCGTGTCCTGGCGCGCGAGCAGCCAGTCCATCGCCGCGTACAGGTCGTCCTCATTGGCATCGGCCACGTCGAAGTCTGTCGCCAGCGTGGTGGTGTGCCACCAGCGTGTGGTGGCCAGCTTCGTGTGCGGCGCCACGATGCGCGCGGCCACCATCGCCAGCACCCGTTCGCGCTCACGCGAGGGCGTGCTGCTCAGCAGCGATGCGAAGCCCAGGCGCTGCATTGCCAGCTCAACGGCGTGCACATGGCCGTGAGCGAGTGAGCCGGTGACCTCGAACGCCTGGCCCAGTGGCACAAACGTCTCGCCCTGCAGCGAGCGCCGGATGATGTCAACCAGCGATTCGGGCAGATGAGACAGGTTGCCCAGCGTCTCGTTCTTGACCTTGCCGTCCTCGCGGTAGCTACGCCGCAGAAGGTGGGTGTAGTACACCCTGCCCTTGTAGGTGCGTGATGTAGTGACGACGTGAGCGGGTCCGGTTCTGGAGGCCATACGGAAATCGTAGTCGAAAAATCACAGATTTCAATACATTTTAGTGACTACATCCTCGAGCCAATAAAAGCGCCCTGATGGCGCCAGTGCTCAGCAATCACGCGGATTTGCGGCCGCGTGATGACTACAAGAAAGGGAGGAACTTCGGATTAAAGATGCTCGCGAATTGTTGGAGCAAGGCGATTGCCTCGCTGCGTTCCTGCACGTACACGTTGCAGGTGTAGCGCGGTTCCCACCCGCCGAAACCATCCGGCACGGCACCATCGCAATACGGGCCGATCGCATACAAGGTCCATTTATCGACGAGCTGCGGCGAGAGGTAGTTTCCGAGCCCGAAGCGCGCCGTGACTGCCAGGTCATAGGCGACCCAAGCCGGATTGTCGGTCCAGGCGATTTTGAAAGTGCCGTCCCATATGCCCGTATAGGTGCGCGCAATAGGATCATAGTTTGACGGCACTTGAATGCGCCGCATCTTGATGTCGAAGGCGAGCCTCGGGATGCTCTTAAAGGTAGACGCATCGATCTGCACGCCCGCGAGTGCCGAGTACGGATACATCAGTTGCGAGTCGACAATCTCGGTCATCGTCTCCCATTGAAATTTGTTCTGAACGTTCGTCGATGTCGAGTCAGCAGACAGGCGCACGACGCGAAAATCGAACGAGCCGCCCGCGACGCCGAAGCGGGTTGCAAGGTCAATCCGGTACGAGCGCTGGTAACGGCTCGTGGTCTTGCCCTGCACGGTGTCGATATAGACCCGAGCAAAGCCGCCGCCGTTGCGCTGCACATCAATAGCCAGGTCTACCGCTGTCCCGCTGAGGTCGCCGGTCGTCGGGTCGCTATAGGTCACTTGAGGAAACCCGAGCGTGATCCGAAATGAGGTCATGTTCGGATTGGTCACCGAGCGCACGACAGGCGCCGCGGCGGTCACGGTCACGCCGACCGACGACTCACTCTCCGTCGCCGAGAAGCCCGAGATCGGCGGCTGATTGGCAGTACCACTGCGCCACTCGACAAGCGCGCCCGAAAAATTCCACGTCCCGTCCGCGTTCGCCAGCGGCGTGTCGTCCACGAAGATGCCTTGTGCATCACCGACAATCCCCTCGACCTCGCCCTCACAGATGAGGTTGATTACGCGCGCATACTGCACTGAGCGCAGCGAGTCAGGTGCCTCGACCGGCGCACGTGAGCCGCCCGAGCCGCCCCCTTTGCCTCCACCGCCGCCCGCGCCCGTGATTGGGATTAGATCGCGGCTCATCGCACGACAATCTCGTTGTTGGTCGAGAACCCGACCGAGATAATCTGCGAGCCGACTCGCAGACGGCCATAACCGAGCGGCACAGGCCCGCCTTGCCCCATTGTGTTGACTGCACCATCGAACGCGAGCGAGGGCGTGTTCTCGGCCTTTTCGGGCGTTGCCGTGCCCTTTACGCGCGGGGCGAGCATCTGCGCAACACCGCCGAGCGCGAGGCCAATCCCCATACTCACGAGCCCCGCTCCGATCTGCGGAGCACCGTAGGCACTCACGACCGCGCCCACTATCGCGAGCGCTGCGCCGCCGAGTACCTTCCCGAAAGCGCCTGTACCTTGCACAAGCGGGACGATCTTGAGCGTGCCTGTGCATTGCGGATAGTCGATATCGTGCTCGTCGTAGTCCTGTCGCCCGCGCACGCGGAACTGCTGCGTAGCGTGCTCGAGAAAATATTGGCGCAGTCCGCGTAGCTGCACGCATAGCGCATGGATCGCTTCGGCCGGCGAGTGGACATCGAGCAGGTAGCGACGCCCAAAGCGCGCGCCTAGATCGCCGTAAAGTCGAACCGTCATCATGACTGCACCTCCATTAACGAACGATGCCTCAGCACGGCGGTCGTGCGCCGTTGATAGAACTCCTGATACGCTTCGCGGCGCGATAGCTGGTCGATCAGGTGATGCAGAATGACGCCCTCACCGAGATAGACGGCCATATGGTTATCGCGCGCCGCGTGGATGTTCATAAGCAGCAGGTCGCCAGGCCTGAGCCGCGCCAGCCTGTCCGCATCCATTGGACCGGCATCGACCTGCACGAAGCCCTCGCGGGCGAAGTTCTCGCGGTACAGGTCAGGTCCTGTCGCGTCGTTCCACCATCCGTACGTGCGCGCGTAGTCTGCGAGCTGCACGCCCTGCTGTGCAAAGTAGTCGCGCACCAGGGCATAGCAGTCATGCACGCCGTGCACGAAGGGACGCGCGAGCAGCCCGACCGTGAAGCCTGAAGGCCGCGTAATCGTGAAGGTGCCGAGCGGATAGTTGACGATGATCCAAGGCAGCCCGGTGCGTTCAATCCCTGCCTTGTCCGCAAGCGACGGCTCGGGCGGCTCGTACGGGTGCGAGTGCGCGATCGCGACCACGAGGCCGCTGTCCTCGGCTGAGGCATAGCAGGCCGGGTCGATAATGAAGTGTTCAGACCTGGCTGCGAGATTGTTGCAAGCGATATAGACGGAGCCCGCGCTTTGCAGCACGACGACGCCGCAACACTCGCGGGGCTCCTCAGCTTGTGCATGAATCAGGATCAGCGGCACGAGGCGTGCAAGCTGCGCATCGTTCATGTCCTTTCTCCTCTACCGGTATTGACCCGCGCCAGGAAATCCGCCGAACGGAATCCAGCCATTGCCGAAGCGCAGCTTGCAGGAGGCAAGGCGCTTGCCGCACTGGTCGCGGTTCGGGTCGCTCGTGGGCTGGTCACCGATGTCGGCCACAGGCGGACCCGCATAGCCGCATCCGTCACCGCGATACTTCCAGGGGCACGCATTGCAGACAACTTGTCGGCGCGGTAGCTGCACGCCCTCCACATCAAACGCCACGGCTAACTCGAACTCCACAACATCGATCGACTCGCGCAGCTTCTGATTGATAAAGAACACATCGTCAGGAAAGTGATCGTCAGGGTTCGCGGTCGGGTTCCCGTTAGGGAAGTTCACCGCATCGAGATAACGGACCAACGTACATTTACGGGTCACGCGCGCGCCGACCATATCGCCGTACTCCCGACACAGCGCGGACAGAATGCCTGTCACGTTCGAGGCTGCGAAGTGCGGACGCGGCAGCGTGCCTGATGAGCGCCACTCGAACCCGTTCGCGTCGGTCGGATAGCGCTGATAGGTAATCCCTTGCCAGACGACATCCGATTCAAGTTCATTCGTGCCTGCGTGAAAGTACACGTAGGACGTGGGCGCATTGAAGCGCGTCAGGTCAAGCACGAATAGCTCGATCTTCGCACCTGGTTCGAGTTCCTGTATCGCGCCTTTGATCGGCATGTCGGACCTCTACAGGAACACCTGCTCGAACTTGAATGACAGGGCATAAAGCAACGAGCCGTCCTGCATCATGTCGCCATAGGAGAACGACCACGACGGACAGATGACGTTGACGGTCGTGGTCATGCGCGGCGGTGTCCAATTGAAGATATCGACGCCGTTGCGATCGGACAGGAACTGCACGACATCGCCCGCCGTTTGCAGGTCGATATTTTTCATGCTGATGCTCCAGACAGGCGCTTGCGTATTGATGCCTGCCGGACGTCGCTGCGCATAGCCGTCGCCAAACTGTGCCTTGACGACTTTGGGCTCGACGTCATAGGACGCGGACGTAACGCACCACTTGAACACTTCACCCGAGGCACGCGGCGCACTCGCGCGCACGCGCTCAGGGAGCATCTCGTCGGCCACGTCAACGAGCAACGATGTTGAAGGCGTCGGCCCGAGCGGCAAAGGAGTCGCCGGATGCTCCATCGGCGCGTAAACCTCATTACCTGTGCCGGGTGTCGTGGGGTCGCTCATTAAGGCCTCCCTGCCAGTAGTCCGCCCGCGCGTTTCTCAGTGGCGATGACCTGGCGCACCACGAGTGCGATGCGCTGGCCGAGTTGCGCGGCGCGTTCATTGTCGGCTTGCGTCTCCTGCGTGGCCTTGTCGTCCTTGCTCATATGGACATTGACGACTACACCTGGTCCGCCGCCTGCGCCCGCATCCGTGACGACCTTACCCGGCACGTTCGGGATAAAGAACTCGGCGCGGCCCGGTATCTCATTGACCGGATACATCACGCCCGGTGACACCATGCCGCCCGCCATCATGCCTGCGCCCTTAGGGATAAGACTGGTTAGGAAGCCGCCCCAGCCGCCTGAAGGACCCCCGCTGATGCCTTTGAACAGGCCTCTAAAGACGTTCTCGTAGATGAGCATTTTCGCCATGTCTTTAAGCATCGATGAGACCATCGCGCTAAAGTTGGTCGCCACGTCCTTACTTCCGAAGATGAAGTCCACAAACGCATCGCTCGACTTCTGGCCGAAGCCTTCGACCGCGCGTTGCAGTTCCTTTATCTGATCGGTGAGCGGGTCCGTCTTATTCACGGCGTCCTGCAATTGCTTTTGAAAATACTTCTGCGCTTCAGCGTACTCGACATCCGTCACGGCGCCAGCCTTCTTCGCTTTCTCAAGTGCAATGATGGACTCGGTATAGGCGATGGTCGGATCGATCGCCTTGCGGGTCGCTTCAGCGAACTTTTCAGTCTCGTCAATTTGCGCGATGAGCGTATCGAGTCCTTCCTGCTTGGCTTCACGGTCGCGCGTCTCGGCGTCGGCCTGTTCCTTGAGTGCTGCCGTTGTGTCAACCAGCCACTTTTTATAGTCGATCGCTTTCTGCTGCTGATCCGCAGGCAAGGCCTGGAGTTTTGGGTTAGCCAAGAACTCTTTAAACGGGTCGCCCTGTGCGGCCATCTTCGCCGCGTCAGCCTGTAGCTGCGTCATGATGGCGGCGAAGTCATCGACCTCCTTTTTCGCATGCTTCGCGCTCTTCGCGACCTTGTCTAAGCCTTCCGCATAGTTGAGGGTCGCCTTGCCGCTTTTCTCCGCGTTGCGCTGCACGATGCCCCACGCCGCGGACTCTTCGCGAGCCTGCTTAGTTGAGCGCTCGCGTGTGCTGTTGATCTTGTACTGAAGGTCGAGCGTGTCCTGTGCCGAGCGCTTGCTCGCGTCGGATGCGGTTTTGGCTGCACCTTCGAGGTCACCGGTAAATAGCTGCTTGGCTGCTTGCGCATAGCCGAGCGCTTCGCGGTATCCGTTGCTGATCGTGCCAGTGATGTACGTAATGTTATTGATGAGGCCCGCGAGCATATCGCCTAAGCCTTCAAGGATGTCGCCCCATAGTTCGCTCTCGGTCGCGGCGTCAACTGCGGACTTCGCAAAGGTGTCCAGTGCTGGCGCGAGTCGGCCTGCGATCGTGATAGCCGCGCCTTCGCTCAGCTTGTGAAGGCGCGTCATGTTGTCGTTGAGGTTTTCAATCGCCAGGCCTGTCTCAGTCGAGACCGTGAGGCCGAGCTTCTGTGCCTCCTGCGTCGCTTCGTCAAGACCTGCCGCGCCCGCGTTCACGAGCGGGATAAGCTTTTGATAGCTCTTGCCGAAAATCTCATTCATTACCGCCGCTTTCTCGGTGCCATCTTTGAAGCCCGAGACGGCTTCAGCGACCGCTTTGAACTGCTCGGCGGGGTCCTTGCTCCATAGCTCCTCAGCGTTCAGGCCGAGCGCCTTGAACGCCTCCGCCGACTTCGTTGCGGGGTCACGTGCCTCCAGCATCGAGGAGGTGAGTTTTTTGAATGAGGTCGCCAGGTCCTCGGTCGACACATCCGCCAGGTCGCCCGCATAGGCGAGGCCGCTCAGGCTCTCGGTTGCGATGCCGATGCTCTGCGCCATCTTGGACATCGCATCGACGCTCTCAAGTGCAGCGCCTACCTTGTCCGCGAAGGCCTTCGCAAAACTCATAGCGAACTGCGCGCCCATGATGACGGCGATACCTCCGCTCGTCTTCGCGATGCTTTCAAGGGAGCCCTTGATTTCGCTTTGCGCTTTCGCCATGTCGGTGCGCAGGCGTGACACGTCAGCAGCAAGTTCGAATATCAATTGACCTGCGGAAGCCATGTTTAAAACCCTCTCACGTTATGTCAGCGCCACGCAGCGATCTCGTCCTCGACGCTCAGTTCAAGCGCTTGCGGCGCAGCCGGAGCGGCAGGCCGGTTTGCCTCACTGAGCAGGTGCGCCCAGCACATCAGTTCGTGTGCGTCCATCGTTTGCCTGACCGCGCCCGCCGTCATGTGCAGGTGCGATGCCACTGCAAAGACGAGACGCGTCACGGGAGCGGTCAGGCTTTTTCCACGTCATCCCCTGCAATGCCGTTCACGCGGGCAGCGGCGCGCATCAGGGTGATGCGATCCGCGAAGGCGCGCGCCGGGAAGTTCGCAAGCAAGTCCAAGGTGAACCGCTCACCGTTCGGGCCGACTGCTGCGGCGCATAGCAGGCTGCGCATCATGGCTTCAGTCTCGCCCTTGCTGGCGACTGCGATTCGCTCGAACGCATCGGCTCCCACGTCATTGATGGTCACCGCGCCGAAGGCCTTCGTGGCGATGACCTCATGACGGCGTTCGAGGTCGAAGGCGGGTGCGAGCGGCTTGGCCTTAGGGCCTGGCGGAGGAGGCATACGCATATCGTTCATGTGCGCGCCCCGTTAGCTGACCGTCACGGTGTTGGCCGTGACCGCAGGCTTATCACTTCCGCCCACGGTCGCGACGACGGTCGCGGCATAGCTCCCTGCCACGATGTAATCGTGGGTCTTCGTGGTCGCGCCTGTCACGGTATCGACCGCCGTGCCGTCTTTCCAATCAATCACGAACTTGCTCGCGGTGCCGTTCTGCTCACTGAGGGTCGCCGTCACGGTCAACGGTGCCGCGCCGCTTGCAGGTGCCACGGTAGCCGTCACCGCATAGGCCGGAGGGGTAACCGTCTTCGGCTGCGTCAGGATCGGCTGTCCGGTGATTTTCAGCGTTGCGCTCCCTGCAATCGCCTGATCGACGCCGCCTGTCTCGTTGATGCTCTGTACGATGACCGGCAAGGTGCGAACCGCGCCGTTGCGATAGATGATTTCGAACATGCGTTCTTCGCCGTCATCGTAGGCCTGCTGCAACGCGAGATAGTTGCCGTCCGTTGGATCGATGAAAAAATCGAAGGTCAGTGTGCCCGGATCGCGGAACCCGACGAGGGAGGTTTTCTCCTCATCGCATAGCGTGGTCGTATCGATGCTGGTCGCCGGGTTCTGATTGATAGCGTAGGTCCGCACGCACACGTCATCGAAAGCGTTCACTTGATACATCGCACCAGGTCCCGAGCCGAAGTCAGTTGTCTCGGCTGAGGTGTCGCTGCCGTACAGCGCGGCGGTCATGGCGTCCTGGTCCAGGTCCTGAATCACCCATTCCTGATTGTCGAGGGACGCCCAGCCGGTGCCGCTGATGTAGAGCGGTGCCCCTGCCTTTAGCTTCGTGATGTCGTCAAAGGTCACGTAGCACGGTGCTGACTTGCTGGCATCGGTGAGCTCGCCTGTCGCGATCGGTGCATCGGTCAGGTTTTCGAGATACATCTTCGTATTCTGTGCGCTGATTGCCTTTTTCATGGCTTCACACTCCTTCGGTCGCGGTCGTAATGGTCATCATGCTTCGATGCAGACGAGTATCGGTTTCGTACAGGTCCTGTTCGTTCTCCACGTTCGGCGGATCAGGACTCGCGCGCAGTGCCGCCTTCACTGCCTTGAGGTTTGCCACGGCTTCAGCACTGGTCTTCGCATAGCTGTCGATCTGGTAATGCACCTCTTCGCGGTAGGCATAGCCGCACAGCGTGTTATCGGGCTGCTCCCAAGGTCGCGAGTAGACGACATAGGGCTCAGGGGTACCGGCCGGCGCGAGGCCCTTAAACGCCTTGCCCGGCATCACGGCATCGAGCAGCGCGAACAATTCAGCGACGGTCATACGCCCGCCGGTTTGAACGTGACGCCGTTGGCCTTGCACCAACGTGCGATGCGCTTCTGAAGGTCTGCATTAAGCGCGCGGCCTGCATCGTCCTGTCGCGCCATCGCCGCAGGCTTGAGCCAGGGGCGCGGCGCCATCTTCGAGGTGCCGAGTTCCAGGAAGCGCCCGTAGAACGGGTCAAGGCCGAACTCCTTCAGCACGCCGTTAATGCGGGTCTTGCCCTTCGCGCGCACGTTCTTGCGCAGCTTCACATTGACCCGTGCAGCGAGGCCGGTCTTTTTCGTGCTGCCGCGCATGATGCCTGCCTCAAGCGTGCCGGTGTAACGCGCGCTGCCGCCGAAGATGTTCGCGATGTTCTGCTGCGCCTGCTTGACGATCGGGTCTGCGGCCTTCATGAGGGAGGAGCGCAACATGCGGCGTTGCATCTCCTCAGGCAGGGTCGCGAGGAACCGGTCTAGTTCGGCCAGGCCTTTGACCTGTGAGTCGACCTTAATCACGGTTGACCTCCCTCGGTGATGACGCCCGAGCCGCACATAACCTGTGCTTCCTTGTGCAGCCCTTGCACCGGCAGCACGGCGTCGATGTTGTAAAGCACGCCGTCATGGTTGACTCGTAGCGTCGTGTCAAGGTCATTACGCCAGCGCACGCGAATGCGCGTCGTGACGCCAGGGCGGAACTCGGCGGCGGTCATGAATTCGCGACCGGTCAGCGGCTCAATCGAACCCCACACGGTGAAGGCCTCGACCCATGAATCGACGATGACCTCGCCGCTTCATCCTTGATACGCACCGGCCTCTCGAAGGTGAGCCGGTAGCGCATGCGGCCTGCTTGCATGGTCAGACTCCAAAGGTGATGCGAAACGGATCGAGCAGCGCGACGGCGCGCGGGTTTGCCTGCACCGTCACGCCCGACTGCTGTGCCTCGCGGTTCTCGTAAGCATCGCCTACGAGTTCAAGCATGCCGAGCAGCAGGTTCGGGGGGCATGCATCACCGAAGCCGACCGTGTAGCTGACCTTATAGAGTGCGACACCGCCAGGGAGCGCGACCTCGCTCATCAGGACCGCGCGCATCTTGCGGTAGGCAATCGACATGCCGTAGGCGATCGGGTCGAGCACGGTCTGCGTGCCGCCCTGATCGATCGCGAGCACTTCCGACAGAGCCGACACAGGGGTATGCGGCAGCGGGATCGAGTGCGCGGTGCACAGGCCCGCATCGATCCATCCGGTCGTGTCGGCTGCGAGCAAGGTGAGGCCGGTGTACGCCTCGACCGACTGCCGGGCCGAGGGTATGTAGACCTTCGTAAAGAGGTCATCGTCGGTGCTGATGTCGATACGGCAATGAGCCTTCGCGATGTGCAGTGAGACGGGCTCACCGGAGGTGTCGGCCGCTTTGACGATAGCGCTCATGAGTGACCTCTCGTTAGGTGAGATGTGCTGCGGCCCTTACTTCGACGACTTGCGCGTCGCGCCGCCGCCATCCTCGACCGGTGGCTCGCCAGGTACCGGAACCGGGAAGCTGCCTTTCACGAACGCAGGCACCGCATAGACCGACAGCGCGAGCCGCGTCTCGACCAGGATCGTCACCATGTTTTTGACGAAATTGTCGCGGTCCTCGCGCGACACTTCAACGGTGACTTGCTGCCGGTCCCATACCATCGACTGGCGGGCATCACCGACCACGAACTGACCGGCAGGCATCGCGTAGCTTTCCGCGATGTTCATATTCCACAGACGCGGCGTAACCGGTGCGAGCGGTGAGCCGAACAGGTATTCGCCGTTTGCGTTCTTCGACAGTTGCATGAAGACCCAATCGAGCGGGTTCAGGATCGCGATCGAGGGACGATAGAACGCGGCTTGAATCTGAGCCATCGCAAGCCGGATGTAGTCGGCGTTGTTCCAGGTGCCTGCCGGTGCTGCTGTCATCGGCGTCGAATTGGGAAGCAGGCCGGACAGGTGTCCTGCGGCGCCATCGCCCGCGATGAGCTCGGTATCGACCTTTGAATTGAGGCCGTAGATCATGCGCGAATTGATGTAGCTCTGAAGCATCGGCGCATCGTCCAGCACTTGACGGCTCGCGAGAATCCAGTGCGCGATCGTCACGACCGGGGCCTGCTTGGCTTCGAACGAGATATCGCTCTGCGCCTTGAGCGCACCCTCCGGGACCTGATAGTTGGCGTTGTTCTGCATCGCCTTTTCTTGCACGTACTCGATCAGGTTCGAGGTCGTCTGTCCGTTCGGCAGCAGGTCACGCACCCAGACATCGTTCTCGGGCGCACCGCGCAGCGTGGTATCACGTTGACTCGGCACCGGGTACTTGTTCGGGTCGATGCTCTCGTAGATCGGTGCGACCGCCTTAAGCTCGTCAGGCCCAAGGGTCACGCGAGCGCGTCCGACCGTGCCGCCTGCCTGCATCGACTTGAACGCTTCGGACTTCGCGAAGAACTCGCCGATGGTCTGGCTGCCGGTGCGACGCTGACCCACATCGGACAGGCCCGCCAGCTTCTGGCCGAGGTCGATGAGGTTCACGTCCTGCTTGGCGAGCCGTTCCATCAGTGCGGCGATTTCGGCGCGCACCTCGGTGTCGGTTTTGGTCTGCGCGTCGCGCAGCGGGCCAAAGGTCTCGTCGAGCGCCTTTTTGATTTCGGTCATATCCATGAGAGTGCTCCTTAGCTGAGAGTGTGCGAACGGATAAACGAAGCGATCGAGGTCACTTCCTGATCCGGTTCGTGCTTCGTCACAACGGTGGGGCTGGTCTCTCCTTTGTCTGCATCACGCAGAACGATGTCGCGCACCCGTGCGACCATCGACTTAGCTTCGAGTCGAGTCATGCCTGCATCACGCAGGATGGTCTCAACGTCTGCAAGGGATTCCAACTCGGACGGGTCAAAGTCGGACTTCAACGAGCTGAGGTCCGCACGCGCCAACTTGTTAGCGGGCGCTATCACCATCGAGATTTCGAGCAGGTCCACGCGCGACAGCTTGCGGACCTTTCCATCTAAATCGGAGCCGCCCGGTTGCACGCGGTAGCCGATCGAAACACCGTCCAGCACTTGCGCCTTCATGTGCTTGTAGATGTCATCGGCCATCGACGCGCCAGGCGTGAGTCGGCCTGTGAAGGTCAGGCCGATGTCGTCCTCTTTGAGGTTCATCGCCTTGCCGATGAGGTTGTCCATAAAGTGATTGAACAGCATCGGCACTTGGTCCTTTTTGCCGATCGTCTCCTCAAAGGCTCCCGGCAGCACGATGTCGCCCCACGAGTCGACGTTATTGAAGACGGAGGCATAGCCTTCGAAATAGCCTTGCTTGGTGCTGTCGAACTTCCATTCCATTGCGGTGACCGCGCCGTGCGTGACATCGCCAAATTGTTTGCGGGTCATGTCATCACTCCTTTTGCTTAAGCCTTGATAGGTGCCTTCGGCACGGTCTGCCCTTGCTGCTGATTGCCTTGCGATGCCACGGTCGGCAGGTCCTGCAACGGCGTCAGGTTCAGTTGGACGGTGAGGTCATCCGCACCTTCGCGCGTGTTGAGGTTCTCTTTCACGCGCACCTCGTTGCGGCTCATCAGGCCGTTCTGAACCATCGTGGAGTAATACGCGGCGCGCGCCGCGGAGTCCGCGCGCAGCAAGCTCGCAAGGTTGAACTCCACGTAATAGCGCTCACGCTCGGAAGGCTTCAGCAGCCAGCGATTGATCGAGGACTCAAGGCGGGTCACGTACGGCTGCAAGGTGTACGTGAGATAACCGAGGCCCATTGTTTCGATCCCGCTCCCGTAGCTGGTCTGCTTTTCCTGTGCGTTGACCATGAAGGACGGCACACGGAACACGCGACAGATGTCATCGACCGAAAAATTCATTTGCTCGAGCATTTGCGCGTCGGCGGGCGATATCGAAAGCTGCTGATACTGCATACCCGCTTCGAGCACGAACAGGCGATTGCCCTGCGGGCCTCCTGCCTCGATGTCGGCAAAGTTCTCGCGCACGGCTTGCCGCTGCTCAGGCTTCAGAACGTGATCGATCATCAGCACGCCCGCAGGCTTGCCGCCTTTCTGGTTAAAGCGCATGGCGTTGTCCTGCACGGCCAGGGCGTTCCCGATCGTGCGCCGTGCATAGCCGAGCGGAGACAGGCCTTTAAGGCCGTTGCCTAAGATGCGCGAGTGAAAAATCTGCGGCGGCTGATACGTGATCTGCTCACCGCCGAACGTGTACGTGTATTTGTAGCTGCCGTCCTTGTCTTCGAGGACTTCCATTTGCTGCGAAGCGCGCGGAATCAGTGCGATGCAGTCGCCCGCGCCGTCGCGTATCACCCGGTCGTAGCAGTTGCCGTCGATCGCGAGATTCATGCCCCACGCTTCGAGCAGTTCGACATTGGTCATGCGGTCATTCGGCGCGACGTTGAGCACGTAATTGAGCGGGTGCGAGCGCACCAGGTTGCGGCCCGTCGCGGTGCGCTCATAGACGTTCACCGACAGCGTGCCGATCGTCTCGGTGATGAGCCGCACACAGGACCAGACCGTAGAGACCTGAAGCGCCGAGGTGTCGTTACCCCCGTAGTCGCCGTACGGCGAATTGATCTGTTGGCCTGGCTGATCGACATTCCCGCCGCCGAAGAACCCGCCGAGCCAGGTCAACGCCTGATTGACGGCACGCGGCGCCCAATTGACCGGATCGACGAGCGATAGCTCTATCTGCCGCTGCGGAGTGTTGTAGCGGATATCAGCCATAGCGGTGACCTTGAGAAAGGAGTCAGGCGATCAGCGGCGCATTGATGAAGTCATCAAGGTTCTCGACCTCGGCCTCATTGAACGCATAGCCGATCGCCATGCAGAGTGCGACGAGGCCATCGATGCGGCCCGTTGACTTGCGCTTGGTAAAGATGCGGTTGTTTTTCGCATCGGCTTCAATCACTGCACTCGCGGAGTTCCAACGAAGGCAGGGGTTGAACACGACGCGCAGCTTGCCAGTGAGCACAAGGCGCTCCATCAGTTCGACCGAGCGCGGCATCCACAGGCCTGACTCAGTGGACTTGACATAGCCTTGACCGTGCGGGATCAGCGGCAGCATCACGCCCGCGTTATCGAGTTCGCGCTCCATATACTTTATGCGGTAGGGGTCGTACGCCATGCCGAGCAGGTTCATTAACGCCATCAGTTCCTGTAGGCGAATAACGACGCGCTGATAGTCGATCGAGCGGCCGGGTGTCGAGATCACGTGACCATCGCGGGACCATTCAACGAAGTGCGTTTTCTCCTTGCGGTCGCGCTCGTCCATCGTGTCCTGCGGCGTGAAGAACTGCACGAACGCATCGCATGAGTCATCAGGGTTGCGCCGAGCGCCCGCGAAGGCGGTCAGGTCTCGCGTGCCGGACAGGTCAAGACCGCCGTAAATGTCCGCATCGGTGAAGTCCGCGAGGCTTAGCGTGTTGTCTTCACAGGCCCGCCACAGGTCGCCATCGATCCAGGGGTTAGCCGCATCGACCCATTGGCAGAAGTTCAAGCGCCGCACGGTCGATTCAAGCGACGGCATGCCGCGCGCCTGGCGCACCTGCTCCTCAAGGTAGGAGCGTTGGATTGTTTGCCCGAGTGAGGGGTTCGCCTTGATCCAACAGGCCTCGTCCTCGAACGGGTCCTCGTCCTCATCGAGGCCGCAGATATAGGCAAAGAACGCATCGTCTTGCAGCTTCTGACCGCCGACCTTTTGCCCGTACTCGTGCTTCTCGAAGCACAGGGAGGTGCGATCGAAGCCCGAGTTCGTGATCATAAAAATCAGCGGCTGGCGGCGTCCTTTCTTACCGGCCTGCATCATGTCGATGACGGTGCGGTCGCGGTGCTCGTGCACCTCATCAATGAGCGCGCAATGCGGGCGCGGCCCCGATTGGCCGCTTGAGTCTGATGCGATCGTGCGGAAGAACGAGCCCTTTGCCATGTAGGCGAGATTGAAAGTGCGCTCGCCACGGCCTGACTTCAGAATGCGCCGGGACAATGCCGGCGAGAGGTCAACCATTGCCACGGCATCACGAAACAAAATCTGCGCCTGTTCACGCTTGGTCGCGGCTGCGTACACCTCGGCGCGCTCCTCGTTGTCCGCCATCAGCATGTAAAGCCCGATGCCTCCCGCGAGGGGCGATTTGCCGGAGCCCTTGCCGGATTCGATGTAGGCCTCGCGGAAGCGCCGCGAGCCGTCCTCGCGCTTCCAGCCGAACAGGCTGCCGACGATGAAGGCCTGCCACGGCAGCAGGTGAAACGGCACGCCCTCGAACTCGCCGCCGTTCAGGCACAGCACATCCGGAAAAAATTTGATAGCGCGTACTGCGGCCTCAAGGTTCCATACGATGCCGCGATGCACGCCGTGCTTCAGGTCATCGAGATGACGCGCACAGGCTGCGCGCACATCAGGACCGGCAACGATGAGGCCTGCGGTCACGTCTGCAGCGTACTGCGTGGCCGGATCAGCAACCGGCTCGCCCGGCTTAGAAGTACGCTTGCGCGGGGTCTTGTTCGTTGCCATGATTCGGGTCCGCTTCAATACGGGCACGTGCGGCGGGTGTCATGCCGAACTCACAAGCGAAGCGTTGGCACAGCAGCATCGCGCGATTCGCCACGCCCACGAGCGGGTTCTGAATCGCGTTGCCGTTCGTGGTCTTTATCATCAGCGCGGCGGTCAACTTGTCGCGGGCCTTCATGCGGGCGAGCGCGTCCTCGGCGTCCTGCCAGCGTGAGTACGCCACGCAGTAGGAGGCAAGCACCGCGCCATCGATCGTGCTCAAGACGCCAGCCGCGAGCAGCTCGGGCGTGATGCGGTTCCACTCCTCGCGGGCGCGTGCGTCCAGGTGCGACGGACAGGGCGGAATACCGGCGCGCGGTTTCGGTTCGTGCTTGGCTGCGATGTTGCTTTTGCGCGTGCCTTGGATGACCCGCAGGGCGGTCGGCTTCGGCTTGGCTCCACGTGTTGGCATGGTCTAGTTGCCTATGCAATTGGTTTCGGTTACGCCTTCTCGTAGGGCATCAGTTGCATGCCGTACTCGTCGGGCTGTTGCGGGAGTTCCACGCCTTCACGCAGCTTCAGGTGATTGCGCTGAAACGGGCGGTAGTTGACCAGGTGATGACAGCGCCCAAAACGCCACTTCAGAACCGTGACGTCCGGATGCATGGCGAGCAGCATGCGCGACTTCGGCGCGGTGCCTTCCTTCGCGTAGAACTCGGCCGTGTTGCCGCCGGGTAGGCGCTGCGTGCCGGTCTTTTTTTGCAGAAAGGCGTTGAACTGCACCGTGCAGTAACCGGCCTTGAGGAGCCGCAACGAGAGGTCGGTGTCCTCGTTGTAGCGGCCTCGCCACCTGAACGGCACATCGTTGCGGATCAGGTTGCAGGAATAGATCCGGGTATTGAGCACATAGGGCGGCAGGTCCTTCCGACGAGGCACGAACATTTCGTAGTTCGGTCCTGCCATGCCGATGTTCGTATAGCGCTGCACGAAATCCTCCATGCACTTGAACATCGTGCCGTCTGCGACCTGAATAATCGTGTTGCGCCTGAGCCTGTAAAACCCTTGGATGTTGTCGTCCATGACCCAGTGATAGGGAGCGCCTTCGCTCATCGAGTGCGCCCACGCGAAGTTGCGTGCCGGTCCCGGACCCTTGCCTTTCGTGGTGCCGAGATTGTCAAAGGTGTCGTATCGGTCCTGATAGGCAGGATCGAGCACGAGCAGCTTTGCAGGGTCGATGACAGCGGCATAGGCATCGTGTTCCTGAGCCTCGACCACGACGCGATACGGCACGCGCAGCGCGTCCAGGTAGCGCACAGTCACGCGGCTATCGGCGCGGCCCTTGCTGACGATGTAGACAGGGAATGAGGGGTTCATTGCTCGGCGCCCTGCTCGGTGCTCACGTATCGATGCGCGCCCTCATCACGGCGCTGCACGGGCGGGAACCATAGGTACTTTTGGCGATCGGTGAAGGGCTGACCAATCAGGGCAGCGAAGGCCTTCACGCCTGCCTCGTCGACGAAGTGCACGGTGAGGGAGCGGAAAGCCTCCTCGTTGCCCTGCGCGACCTCCGGCATGCCTTGCCAATTGGCATCGGTGTCGGAGGCTCCAGTGAGCAGGGAGTCGAGTTCGACAGCACTGAAGCCGGACAGGCTCGCCAGGCCGAGGTCGTTCAACTCCGCCAGTTCCACCGTGAGCAACGCGGCGTCCCACGTGGACAACTCGTTGAGCTTGTTGTCCGCGAGCCGATAGGCCTTGACCTGAGCAGCCGACCAGCCACGCGCGACCATGACCGGCACAGAGTCGATGCCAAGCTGCTGTGCAGCCATGATGCGGCCGTGACCGGCGATGACCTCGTCGCGCTCGTCCACGAGCACCGGAATAGTCCAGCCCCACTGCGTGATCGACTCCGCGAGGCGCGTGACTTGCGCGGCGTCATGCATGCGCGCGTTGCGGGCGTACGGGACCAGGCTGGCGAGCGGACGACGCTCGACCTGGTCGGCAGGCCACAGCGTGAGGCCGCTATTCGGCGCGGCCTGCGGCGCTTTCTTAGCTCGATTCGTGCTCATCCGGGAAACCCCTGATAACAAACCGCAGAATTGCGAACGACTCAGGACTCGGGGTGTTCCGCCCGTTCGCGCTCTGGTTTTGACCCGCCCCTTGGGGCTCCGCCTTGGGGTTCGCGCCAAGCCTTCGGGTCAAGGGAAACGCAGGCTCCCGAGCGATCGGAGGTAGTAGGACACCAGAAAAGGCCCGCGAGCGGCTGCTAGGCGAGACTGTCCGACTGGAATCAGGCATTGCGAGCCTTCCTTTCCTCGATCCTTGTACGTTCCGCATCAGTCATCGCTCCCTTCGTCCAGAATCCCGCCGCGTTGCGTGCCATGCCTTGCTCGCGCATCTCATGCGGCAGCAGGCAGCGCCGCGCGGCTGGCGTCCTGCCACTGCCGAAGGGTCCGGCGCGGTGCTTGTCGAAGGCGCCGGTGCTGTTGAAGCACTGGCCGCAATCGGGGCATTGGTTCCTGTCGGCGCTCAGGTGAAGGCGTACGGCGCGGTCCGGCCTGCGGGGCTGCTCTGTGTCCTCGACCAGGGCGGGAGCCCTGCTGAGCGCCGGTATGCGGGCGCGTGCTGCGGCAATGTCTTCATGCTGCATCGTGGTGTTCCTTCGCCCTGAGCAGGGCAGCGGCATCGGGCTCGGGAGGTCGCAGCACCTCGACGCGGGTATCTCCGACCATCAGTAGGACCTGCACATGCTCAGGCAGGTGCGGCGCAATGTCCTTCGCAATGCGGTCTAGCTCGTCACGTTTCCAGCCTGGCGCCACGTGAATCACGAGCACGTCATTCGGCTTCAGGGTCATCGCTTCGAGGCGCTCGATCCACGGATAGCCGAGCAGGTCCGACAGCCACTGGCCGAACTTCATGCTTTCGCTCCCTTGCGTTTGAGGTTCCAAGGATGATTCGGGTCGGTCGGGTTGCCGTCTGCATCGCAGCCCGGTGTCATGCCGTATAGCTCGATGAGGTGCTTCGTGCTGTCGTGGCAGGTCTTGCACAGGCTTTGCAGATTGGCGGGGTCGTAGAAGCGGCGCGTGTCGCCCTTGTGCGGCCTGATGTGATCGACGACCGTCGCTTTCACATCGAACCCCTGAGCGAGGCACATCAGGCAGACCGGATGCGCGTGCAGTTGTGCGGCGCGCAGCTTGCGCCATTGCGACGTGTTGTAGAGCGCGGCCCAACGACCCGGCATCGCACACCTCGGCCATAAAAAAAGCCCGCGTGGCTGATTGGCTCAGCGGCGCGGGCACCCACAACACAACGAGGACAGTTCCCCAACTCTGCCGAAAGCGTAGGCAATTTGTCCCACGAACGCAAGGACGTTACACGTGTAACGGTATGGAACCCTGATTAATTACGTCTCTTTAGTTCGATTCACGTTTCTATGCGCGACGTTAGTCAGGTTTGCTGAGGAATCGCCGCACAGACTCCGTGAGGGACGAAGCTTTCCTCAAGGCGGCGCAGCGCGCACAGTTCCAGGCCATCGAGCTCGTCGTCCAGCCAATCGGCGGTGCGCGCCAACGTGGACTTGCTCACTTGCGTGCGCTTCGAGATATCGCGGAAGGAATACCCGCCGCGATAGCGCTGCGGCAGGTAGCGACGCCACAGCAGATCGGTGAGCGCTTCACGATGGGTGGTCGGGCTGGCCGGTAAAACGTAATCGACCAGCCCGTACACGCCCGCTTGCTTCTCGCTCGGGGTTTGGGCGAAGCGCGCGAACATCGCGAACACTTCCGGTTTCGGGAGCCTCATCGAGACCGCTTGCGTGATGAGCGCGCACTGGCCGTGCACCTCATGCTGCGTGAGGCCACGAAAGTTCACGTTCTCCGACGGCTCACCGATCAGACGCTTGAGCCAGTCGGACTGTTGCCGGTTCATCAGGTCGATCGATTCCATTGCGGCGATCAGCGCGCGGCGCAGCGAGCCCGGCTCCATCGTCGGCAAGCTGCCGATGAGGAACGAGACGTGCATTGCTACGCGGGTATCTGTGAAGATCGTATTCATCGTGCGTTCCTCCCGCTACCGCGCCGGCTCATCCTTAAAACCCTTGGTCCTTCACGAGCAGTTGCATTTCACTTCTGATGACTCGGTGGGCGATCAATAGAAGCTTATTAAACATCTCTTTTTCATCGTGCGACAGCTTCGTTTTTCCTTGATGCACGATGTTTGAACGAACATCGTATATGCGCTTGAAGTCAGCGATGAGGTTGGTCCGCTCGGTGTGGCTTGCAGCAATCAAGTAGGCACAACGGTTCGCAAGCAGGTTACTAAGGCCTGTCGTCTCAGCGGTGTCCTTGTCACCGAGCAGTATTTCGATGACGATCGCCGCCTGCACAAATTTGAGCAATTCATCCTTGCCCGAATAGCAGTCAAAAAGCCATCGTGCGGCCAGTCGAATCTTATGCGCAGGCGCTCCCGCCTTGAAGACTACTGAAACATCACGCATTGTCTTGCCGATCCAGGAGTCGATAGTTCCATTTGGCAGTCTGCCGTGGAGAACATGTATATCGAGGGCGTTGATCGCATCTGACAACTGCGGATTAAGCTCGCTCGCTTGCTCAACGATCCAGCCTTTCCCTGTCCGGCGATGGACGTACGCTTTTTCGTGCGTTTTTTGCCCCGTCGGCCATCGAAAGGGGTTAAAGAGCATAGTCGCAATCGCAAGCCCGTAGAACGACCTCATCGCGCTAACCGCCCCGTCGAAGGTATCGCCAACCCCTTCAGTTCCAATATAACCTTCAACATCAAATTGCAAGTAGCTTGCATCCTCCTGCCACGCCGCATAGTTCTCGACAAAAATGCTGAGCAAGTTCGCGGTGCCTGCAATCTCACGGTCTCGTTTCTCGATCCCAGAGACAAGCGGATACTCTGCCTTGATTGCGCCGCTGCCGCGCAGTATCCGAATGTCCTCCGAAACCTCGAAGACCCCTTCGTTACTTAAACGTGGACCTAGGTCAAACGGCATCCTGACCGTCACCGCGTACTTCCAGGGCAAGGACTGAAATGTTTCGATCAAGCGACCTGCGAGCGCTTCTAAGTCCGCATACTCAGACAGGCTGCTCAGTGCTGCACGACCTTTCTCTGACGAAAACTCATGCGCCTCAAACAGTTCTCTCGACAACGTGCTGTAGACAAACTCGACGAACGGCGAATCGCCGAGGGTGCTTTTAATGCGTTCATGCACGGGGCCACTTTTGGGCAATATATCTTCAGTCGATTGAAGCCCCGCCAGCGACAGTAAGCTGATGAAATTACCGTTATGAATTTGAGCCTGTCCAAGCTGCTCTACAAGAGAAGCGCGAAGCTCCTGTAGGCACTTCTCGCGGAGTTCTAGTGGCATCAAAAGGCCTCAAATATTTTTGTTTGACCGGAGGGCAACGGGGAGCCGACATTATGCCGTACCTCCCATCGCAACAATCAAAAACAAATTCCGGACGAAGCTAAATTCAGTTCGCCAGGTCATCCGTTTCGCCATTATCGACCGGTGCACAATACTCGCCGCGACGCTGCAGACGAAGCCAATCGAGCGCACTGCGCATCGCTTCGCGATAGGCCTCAGTCCGGATGAGTGCCGTCGTTGATGCCGTGCCGGTATGCGCGCCCAAGCGCCAGGCGCAAGTGGTTCGGCATGCGCGCCCAATGATCGCGGCAAGCGAACTTGTTTTTCGCCACAAAATGGTCGCACTCGGGCCACGGACAACGATGCATGCTTAGCCTCCAGGGATCGAAAATTTCAGCGCAAGCTGCACGGCGTTGAGCGTACGTCGGACTTACGCTCGCGCAATCGTTCTGCGAACGTGCTTAGCTCGGAATTGAGCAAAGCCCGCCTCTCCTGAAAAAAATCATGAATGAAGCGCCGCTTGACGGCGAGTGCGGCGGCACCCGTAAAACCCATGACGAGCAACATAAAACCCGTCTCGGTCATCAGGTAGTAAGGCCGCTCGCAGACTGCTCCATTGCCGCTCACGTAGGTATCAAACGACTTCTCAAAATTGGCTTGTTCACCGTCTGTTTCGAGCAACTTGCGAATGTCACGAAGCACGTTGTAATGGCGCTTGTTGAACATCGTCGCGACGACACGTTAGTCCGCATACGGCTCGGAATCACGCACTGTCAGCAACGGATCAGGCAATGCAGGCAAGTTCGTCATTAGGCTTGACATCATTCGAAGGCGAGCTTTTTGAGGCTCGCGCGTGTTAGACCTTCGCGGCGCATTCTCTCTTCCGCCATGCAGACCGAGAGCCCTGAACGAAACCGAACGTCAGCGGGCAGGCTTTCATCGTCGCGCCGTGCTTCGGCTTCTATCAGGATTTGATACAGGTCGAGGAATGTCATCGCGTCAGGCCTTCACGCTGAACGGAATGACCGCCGCACGCGTGGCGATAAAGTGCACAAAATCCTGCTCTAGTTCCATGTTCACTCCATGCGGTTAAGGCGGCTCGGATCGAGCAGCGCGGGGTTATGCGGCAGACTGGCGATCAGGCCTGCACGCGCAATGCGCGCGATGTTCGGCAAGCTGTTCGCCGTGGTGCTGCCTTCCGCGATATCAGCGATCAGGCAAAGGACCTCACGCAGACGGCGGTTGTCGTGCTCAAGTTGCGCGTTAGAGAGCGAGCGGGTCATCGTGAGTCGTTGTTGTTGTGATGTCATGTTCGAATAGTGGCTGTTGCGGTTGCACGTAGGGAATCGGCTTGATGAAGACTTCGACGTAAGCCTGTGCGGTAGGCTCGCCGCGCTCGGCATGGATACGCCAGATGAAGCGATCATCGACGAAGGCGCGACCCTTCAGGGCATCGCATAAAATTTTCAAGCTGTTGTCCAGGTCGATGCAGGTCAGGTCATCGTCCCATGCGTCCCCGAGTTTGCGCATGCGTAACCGCGCGTCCTGCGGCAGCTTCGGATGCAGGACGATCGATAGCTCGACGCGTCCTTCGATAGGGTTCCTGACCTTCGCAATCTTCAGCCTCCAGGCAACTTCACGCCGATAGGCATTCGCTTCAGCCGATACGACTGTCTGCGCATGACCCATGACGACATACGTCCTCCAGTACCTGTTCGCTGATACCGGATACGGCAACGCGAGGGCGATCGTCTCGGTGCTCATAGCGGCCTCGCTCATAGCCGCACCGGCTCCAGCATCGCCGCTGCATAAAAGCCGACATGACGCGGGAGCACCGGCAGGTTATTCAAGGTGCACAGGTAGGCGAACTCGCCCGCGCTGCGCGTGCGGCGATAGTTGTGCATGACGGTATGAACGCTGACGCAATCGGCCGCCTTGCCTTCGCTTATCAGCTTGCGAATCGCGAGGTAGATCATGCCGTGCGCATCATGGCTGAAGTCGCGCGGCACCAGGTGCGCGCAATGTCGAATCTGCGCGTTGTCCTGCAACAGGCTCGCGAGCACCTTTTGCTCCGCGCGCGTCTTCCGGTCGTTCTCAAATCGCATCATGGTTGCTCCCCGATGAGCATGCGTTCGATGCAAATCGGCAAGCCGAGTACGAGGTCGGTGTCTGCATCGAGGTTAAGCAAATGCCTGATGCGCCTTAGCGCATCGGTGCGGCGTTCGAGTTCGAAGTCGATGACCGTGAGCAGGGTTGCCAGGCGATCGCGCTCGGCCGGCGAAAACGCATAGTTGGCATCGTGTAGTTGCGCGACCACGATCGCAATCGAGCCGTTCATGCTGCTGCTCCTTCGAGGTCGTCATCGCTGCCTGGCTCGCGGCCTGCGGCAGGGTCGTAGATGTGCGGGCTCGGCACAACGCGCGGCAGTTCGATCGGCTCCCGTATCGGCTCACCGTCACTTGCGTCGATCGGTCCGTGCGTGGCCTCCCACCGCTTGATCGCCTCCTCAGCGAACGCCACCTGAAACGCGGTGATGTGCTCGCCGTTCGTTGCGCGTTCGAGCAGCCGCACGGCCCAACGGATGTGCCCGGTGCGCGTGTTGTTCGACTGAGAGGTCGCCTTGACCATCGCTTTGATCCTGTCGAGTTGCGCCTCACCGTTCGGGGTCAGGCGTTGACGTTGATCGCTCAGGCACTCATGCGGCGCGAACTGCTGCGGCGTCGGCCTGCAAAGCTCAAGGAACGCAGGCAAGTCCGGCACGTTGCGCGTGTGAAAGAGCGCGGCCACGCCACGGCGCAGGTCCTCATCGGCCACGCTCGCAAGGCCTTCGCGCCATACCGCCTTAACCTCATCGAGGTCATCGACGTTGCGCCAGAAGTCCTGAAAGCGGGCGCCGTAGATCGACTGCATGCGCGCGAACAAGCGCTCGACCCAATGCTCAGGGACGTTTCGTGTCATCACGAATCTCCTTCATCGGAATGTCGATCACCTCGCCCTGGCGGCTTGACCTCGTAAGTGCGTTCACGCGCTTGCGATCCTTCGCAATCGAGTCGAGCCCCGCAGGTCCATGACCATTCGCCACGCGCGGTTCACGGCGCTCGGTCATGCGGTTCGCCACGATCCCGACGACATACGCCGCCGGGAATGACTTGCCGCACTTCTGGGTCATTGCCGTTGCACAAGCGTCGACAAAAGCCTGCTGCGTGGCTCCGGCATGTGCGGCCTGTTCGATCGCCGCATGCGCATCGGCAAGGTGCGTGACGCCCGCTTGTCGCAACACTCCTTCAATCGCATCGATCTCGCTCGACGACGACGACACGGCGTCGCTGACGCGCGCGCGCGAGGTGTCCTGTTGTCGTCTGTCGGAGAGAGGGGTTTTAGGTTTTAAGGTTTTAGGTTTTAGGTTTACTTCCTTTCCTTTCCTTTCCGCCAGTGAGTGCTCAGTGAGTGCTGCTCCTTTCTCGCCCTCGTCAAATGCCTGAGCGGCAGGCGGCAAGGGCCGAGCGCCCGTTCCTGAGTGCTCAGTGAGTGCTGCCGATTTGTCCGCCCGCTCTTGCATCCGTTTGGACGACGATGCGCGGCCGATTTCCTGGTGCTCACTGAGTTTGTTTGAGCGCTCAGTGAGTGCTGCGGTTTTGTCAGCCTCTTCCGGCGTCGGATAGTCCGGCGACGAGGGCCGATTGATCCTTTGATGCTTGGCGAAACCGTTGATGTGCAAGTATCGATGCCCTTTCACGGAGTATTCAGTGAGGAGGCCTTGCGCAATCAGTGAGCCGACAATGAGTGCAACGTCCGCGAGGTCTGCGGGAAGGATCTGCATTTTCAGTTTTGCGCACGAGTAAGGAAGGTTGCCGCGATCGTCCGCGAAGTTCCATGAGCCGATAAAGAACAGGCGTGCTAATGGCTCAAGTTCGACGATTTTCTCGTCGCTCCAAAAGTCCGGTTTGATCGTTCTGATTCGCGCCATGTTCGGATCGCACCGTTAGTCGTTGTCGCCGCTCAACGGCAAGGGCGCGACCTGCCCCGCGTTATGGCTGCGCAGCGTCTGCTCAAGGGTTTCCGTGCATCCGTGCAGGCGCCCCTTGACAGCCATGTCGATGTACCAGCCGAACAGGTCTACGCCTTGTTTGCTATCCTCGCGGGCCTTGCCCCACGCACGCGCACGGCGTGAGAGGGTTCGTGTTGCGCGCTCCTCATTCATGACCGTGCTCCGCTTAGGTAGTCCCGCACATACTCGCGGCACATCATGAGCGCACAGAAGCGCACCAGGTCCGGCGCTTCGTGGTCCAGGATGCGCGCCACTTCATCCGCGATCTGATCGGCATAGATGACGCCGCCGTGTTGATCCGCGCGATCTTTGACGATGCGCTCGATCAGGCCTTGAATCTCCGCACGTTCCTTTTTCATACGTGTTCTCCGGGGCAGAAGTGATTCGCGCGGCGTCGGGGCGTGAGCCTTCCCGCCAGTGTTGCGGCGCAGAAGCGATTAGAAAGAAAAGGGAATGAAGTAAAGATAGTTTCAGGACATGCCGGAATGCAAGTTTAAAAAGTTGTTACAGCCGCGTTTTGTTTTCCCGAGTAATTCAGAATGAAGCGACATGAATCGACATTAATCGACGTAAATAACTTGGGAAATAGCCAACTCAAACGCGTTCTAAAGTAATTATCTTGGCACGAAATTTGACCGTTAACTTTCGTGCCAGAAAAGCGGCGGTAGGGATTTTCACTGGTATGGTGCACGGTAAGATACGCAATATACGGTGCCTTCCGGCAATTATTTCCGCTAACGACCATGCTTTGTCTAGGTACAGGTATTACGAGAGCCTAACGAATCTCGAATTCACTTTAAGTTGTGCCGCATGCCTTACGCGCCGTTTTGCTGCTTGCGAACGTTCGTTCTGTCATATTTTTGCCTTTCCCTTTTCAGCGTTCGCATTCTATGCTCGGACCTTATTCAATCAATGCGATCTCCGCTAAGCGCGCGGTATTGCAGCGCACGATTTAATAGCCCGCATTCCATCGTCTATTGCCTCGGCTTAATGAGAATGATTTCGTTATGAGAAAGCGCACCCGCATTACTGTCGATGACCAGTGCTCGCTCGATGAACTTGTCAGCGCGCGTCTGCTGCTCAACGAGATGATTGCCGCTAAGCGCGAGCCGCTGAAGCCGATCAGCCGCAAGCCGACGACCCTTGACGAGCTCGGGATCACGGTGCGTCTTGTGAACGCATTGCGCAACGGAGGGGTATCGACGGTTGCGCAGTTGACCAGCGAGACCCCGCTTAGCCTGCTGCATCTGCGCGGCGTTGCCCCGCGCTCGGTGCGTGACCTGCAAAGCGCCCTAGCGCGCTTCGGGCTCACGCTCGCGGAACCCTCTTTCGAGGTCTTGCCATGAATACGCGCGATGCTGCCTGGCACGCTCAACGCAAGCTGACCATCGGCGGCAGTGAGTGCGCCGCTGCGCTCGGCATCGATCCTTTTATGAGCCAGCGGGAGCTATGGGAACGCAAGCGCGGCACGATCGCGGATGAACCTGACAACGACCGCATGCTCGCCGGCCGTTTGCTGGAGCCGCCGATCGCGCAATGGGCGATGCAGAAATATGACGTCAAGCTTCAGCAGCGGCATCGGCGCATCGTGCATCCGAAATATCCGTTCATGGGAGGGTTCGTCGATCGGGTCGTTGTCGGCGCAAAGATTGTCGTCGAAATAAAAACGGTCGATGCGTACGTGCATCGCTATAGCGGCGAATGGGGCGCGGAGGAAACCTCTGACCTGCCGGAGCGCTACCTATTGCAAGGCCTGCACTATGCGCTTCTGCTGAACTATCCGCTCGTGCATTTTTTCGTCTTAATCGGCGGTAATCGCCTAGCGCGTTATATCGCCCGCCGTGATGCAGAACTCGATGATCTGATTATCAGCGGCGAGCACGATTTTTTTCAGCGTCTGATCTATGACGATCCGCCGCCGCTCGACCATCAACACGCGACGACGACTGCGCTCTTAAACAAGCTTTATCCGGACACGAACGGCGAGCGCATCGTCCTGCCGGACTCGGCGTTGCACTGGCATCTCACCCTGCTCGAAGCAAACGAGCGCCTTAAGGCCTATCAAGCCGTGGTCGAAGGCGCTAAATCGCACCTGCTCGAACTCATCGGCAACGCGTCGATCGGTCAACTATGCGCAGGCGGCGAGTATCACCGCAAGACCATTCACCGGGCGGCTTACCCGGTCGCTGAGACCTCGTACACCGCGCTGACCTATCGCAAACCCAAGGGAGCAAAAGACGATGACTGACGAAGTCGTGGCACTCGATGTGCCGCAGCCCGTTGCGTTTCTGACGCCTGACGTGTTCACGATGCTCGAGCGCATCTCGAACATGATGGCGACCGCGACCGTTGCGGTCCCCGAGCACTGCCGGAACAAACCTGGCAATTGTTTCGCGATCGTCTCGCGTGCTCACGTATGGCGTATGGACCCGTTCGCCCTGGCGAGCAAGACCTTTGTCGTCGGTTCGCAAATCGGCTACGAGGCGCAGGCGGTCGGCGCGGCGATCAATAGTTCAGGCTTGCTCAAGGATCGTCTCAACTTCGAATGGTTCGGTCCGTGGGAAAAGGTCATCGGCCGTTTTGAAACTAGGACGAGCCGCACGAAGACCAACGAGCACGGCGAGGCGCAGACCTATCGCGCCCCGGCATGGAGGCCTGCTGATGAGGAGGGCCTCGGCGTCAACGTATGGGCGACCCTCAAAGGCGAGGATGAGCCTCGCGTGCTGACGGTCCTACTGACGCAGGCCCGCGTGCGTAACTCTACGCTATGGGCCGATGACCCGAAGCAGCAAATCGGCTACCTGGCCGAGAAAAAATGGGGGCGTCTGCATACGCCCGAGGTCTTGCTCGGCGTGCGCACGCGTGACGAGCTTGAGGAGATTGAACACGGCGAACGCAACATGGGTGCGGCCGATGAAGTGCCACGCGCCAGCGCGCTGCCGGTATCTCGCACTGAGTCAGTCAAGGCGAAACTGCGCAAGCCGCCGACGCTCGCTGTCGTGCTCAAGGCAATCGATGACGCCCGGGACGCAGCAGCACTGCGCGCAGCGGGCGACCTTGCGGCAAGGCTGGCCGATGAAGGCGAGAAGGCGCAGGCGCGCAAGCATTGGCAGAAGCGTCGCGATGAAGCGCAGACGGCGGCGGCGCCTCGGAACGAGCCCGTCGAAATGACCTTTGCCGAGGTCTCTGAATCGATGAACGCCGCGGCGCGCAACGGCGATGTCGATGCACTCGGCGCGGCGGCAACGATGATCGGTCAAGTCAAGTCCGAGCAGCAGCAGCAGGAACTGCGCACGATGTTCGATGACCTGATGACGAAGCTCGATGAGGCCGCAAACGGGGCGACCTCATGACGACTCATCTGATACGCATCGGCCCGGACATAATCGCTCAGGAGTATGAGCGCTTCGCGAAAAGCAACTTGCCGGCCGGTGCTGGCGTCGGTCAACAGACCGACATGCAACGCGCGTTCTATGCGGGCGTCACCACGATGATGCTCGTAGGCGAAGCGCTTGCTGAAGTCGATGACATCGCCGCACTGCTGATCCTCGAACAGATACGCGTCGAAGCCTTGTCATTCGCCGCGTCCACCGTTGCTATTTGGGAAGCGCAGCATCATGATTGATTTTCAGAGGCATGACGTAAAGATTGCACACCTGAACGTTCGTTCCGAGTTGCACGGCGACGATGAAGTCCTGGCGATCGATTTGCGGCTCGAATGCGATCTGCCGAACGTGCGGCTCGATCAGCTTGCGCCGCACTTGCGGGCCTCGCTCTACACGACCGACGATGAGCGGCCTGACCTGATCGACACGAACGGCGAGCACCTGCCGCACTTGCGCTATCCCGCGCTCGGCGCGCTCGCCTGGGACGCTGACATCCAACCGGTGCGCCTGTCACTGCACCTCGGCGGCAAGCCGAAGGACGACCTGCTGCTCAGCGAGGCACGGCTCAATAAGATCCGGCTCGCACCGCGCGAGGGCGGCACCTTCGGCTATATCTGCCGCATCCAGACGCATCCGACCGAGGACGAAGCGGCGAAGCTGATGATGTTGCTGCGCCACAGTGTCAAGGCCACGCTCGATGTCGCAGACGCCGCAAAGGTCGATGGAGCCGACGATGAGAATGACTGACCATCCGACGATGCCGCCGCCTGCGGACGAACGATCCAGCACGCGCCGCCGCCGCGTTTCGGTTCCTGCGCGTGTGCTTGGCGGGTTGCTCCTGCTGCTCGTCAACGCGCTGCTGCTGCTAGGAATTACGGCGGCAGGCTGGGCGATCGTGTTTCTGGTCCGCACTGCGCTATGAGATGAAAAACACATAGGCGTCAGGAGACCAAAAGCCCCGGCAATGACCGGGGCTCTGCAATTCTGAACTACTGATTCGGACCGCCGCGAATCTGTTTCTGCTTCTTCGCCAGTGCATCATTGCGTTTCTTTATCACGAACGCCCAAAGGTCCGAAACGAAGTACATGAAGTTATTGCGCCCGAGCGTGAAGGGTGCGGGAAAGTCCGGGTCGTGCTGCTCTAACCACGCGAGCGTCGAAAGGGACCTACCGAGCAGCTTCGCCGCCCCCTTCCGATCAACGTACGCCCCTTCAGGAAACGGGGTCGTCGGATCAGGGGGCGGCGACGGTATCTCTATGCTTGGGTCGTCGTCTTCGGATTGCATCAGGTCCTGCTTGCGAGGCCTGCCGGGCCTGCGCTTAGCCGCATCAGGCTTCGTTGGTTGATTGGTCATTACGTTGTCTCCGATGTTCGAGGGTCATCGACCGTGTGAACTACACGGTTCATAGCAGAATGATCCGACTTAACGCAGGACGCAAGAGGATAGATCGATACATGAGAAAAAAAGTTTTCTTAGGTCGAGATTTGATATGAAGTCCTTACGAGTCGCGACCAAAAGCGAAGCGCCCTGCGAGGGCGCCTTAAAGGAGAGTGAGGTGATTTTTGCTCAATTGTGGACCGAGCGTTTCCGGTCCTTGCTTTTTTCAGGCTGCGGCCTTGTCGGCCAGATTCGTGACCTTCGCGATACGTTCATCAGTGAAGTTCGCCCAATCCTGCATCAGCGGCACGCGCGCCGTGTAGAAGTTCGTGCGCTCGTAGGTCTTGCGAATTTTGCTGCGCGTGTCATGTGCAATCACCGACTCGCAGACGTCCGGATCGGCCTTCAGCACCTCGCGCACATAAGTGCGCAGGGACTTGCGCATACCATGCGTCGTGACCTGCTCGGCGGTGTATTCCAACTCATCGCGCAGCAGATCGAGCAGCTTGTCACCGTACAACTTGCCGCCGCGCGGAGCAGTGAACACGAAGCCGTCAGGGTCAGGGTTGCCGCCGTTGTAGCTCGGCAAGGCCTTGAGCAGGTCAACGGCCTGAGCGGCGAGCGGCACGGTCTGCGTCTTGCCTGCCTTCATGCGGGCCTTGTGCACGGTCCATTTTTTCGCCTTCAGGTCAATCTCGCTCCAGGTCAGGTTAAGCGCTTCTTCGAGGCGTGCGCCAGTCAGAATGATGAACTCCATCGCCCGGGCGGGCATCGTCTTGATCGCTCGAACCTTGGTCATGCACTCAGGCATCGCGGACCAGGGCAGCGCAGCGCGGCCTTCGTTGTCGTCCTCGTCGTCAGCCGTTTCCTTGCTGACCTTAGGCAGCAGTTCCTGCAACTCGGGGAGCGAGGCCGGGTTCGCGATGCTGAGGTCGTAGCGCACGATGGACCACTTGAACAGCGCATGAAGGCGCAGCATGTTTTCAACAGCGGTTGCGTTCTTGACGGTCCAATCATCTTTAAGGCACGCGACGATGTGCTGGCGGGTCGCTTCATGGATGAACAGACCGCCGAGCACCGCACCGGCTGCAGCGAAGGTGCGATTCCAGCTTTTCATTTGCTTCTCGGTCTTGAGCCCCGCGCTACGCAGTTCCATGAAGGCCGCGCACGCGTCGGCAAACTTCACCCGCTTGGCCGATGCGGCCGCTGCTTGTATGCGGGCGTCACGGCAGTGGTCGACCGGGTCGATGCCCTGTTTCACGAGGCGGGCGAATTCGTCGCGCTGCTCGCGGGCCCGCTTCAGGCTGAACAGGGGATACGGGCCGATGCCCTTGTCGCGGCGCACCTTGTTCAACTGATAGCGGTATGTCCAGCTTTTGGAGCCGTTCGCCGCGACCTGCAACAGCAGGCCGCCGCCGTCGCTGAGGTGCCCGCGCTTGGTGAAGTTCTTTACGTCTTCAGGGGTCAGCTTCGCTCGCAT